TCAATGTGAGTATGACCAAAGATGACAACGGTTCACACAAGAACATCACTGTCACAGCAGCCGATGAGGATGCTGAGGCCCTGGCACAGTTGTTGCGCAGTGCCGGTTTAGGCGGCGATATGTCCAATGGTCATGCTGAGCCTTGCCCTGTCTGCGGTTCAACTGATTGTGGTTGCGATCAAGGCATGGCAGAAGCATATGGTGATACTGATGCCTCACAAAATGAACCCAACTGGCCTACCAACACTGAAACCAGTGACGATGCCATGCAATATTCCGGAGGCTTGAATGGCCCCAAGAGCACTGGTCAAACCACCGTGCCTGTTATTGCTCATCAAGGCGCTCGCACTGGGGTAGATGATGAAGAACTGCGCCGCATGATGGAAATGGCCGGTATCCAACAAGATCTCAAGCCATGGGAACGCACAATGAAAGAAGCGGCAGTTGAAGAAGGTGTTGTTGACAAAGTCAAAGACGCGGTGAAAAAAGGCCTTGAGAAACTGGGTCACGGTTCCGACGAAGACATGCGCAAAGACTTGCAGAAGAAAATGGGTGTGCCACCAACAGGTAAAAAGCCAGAAGATAAAAAGATGGAAGAAAGCCTCATGCAAGAGTTTGCTAACTTTAAAATCTAATATGAAAACGCTACGTGATTATCTTGTGGAAGCAGAAGAACAACAACATCACCCACGAACCGGTGATGTGTTTGCCTTTGAACTGGCGGATGGTACCTTGCTTGAAACCTATGTAATGGATCAAGACGATGTGGGAGATATCTTGTTGGACTCAACTGATCAAATCTACAGTTTATTGGAACAATGGGAACTGTTGGATGATGGCCTTACAGAAGATCAAGACATGGACGAAGCCAAATATCAAGGTCGTGAAGTTCCACTGGGTAAAAAAATGAAGGGAGACGTGAAAAAATTCAAAGTTTATGTGCGTAATCCCAAAACTGGCAACATCAAAAAAGTCAACTTTGGCCACGGAGGTACCAGTGCCAAACGTGCCGGACAAAAGACCATGAGTATCAAACGATCCAACCCTGCCAGACGTAAAAGTTTCAGAGCAAGACACAACTGTGACAATCCTGGACCTCGCACAGGGGCCAGATATTGGTCGTGCAGAAACTGGTAAAAATTATGACAACACCGCAATATCAAACCTATGCAGAAACAATGTCACGCCTGGCAGAACGTCATCCGCCTGCACCCACACCTGCAGAGGTACGTAATCAGCCTGTGATGATACCAGGAGTAATTACACAAACTACAAACCTGTTTCAACCAGTGGCTGTGGCAGATCTCAATAAGGAATCAAAATAATGGCTATTCAAGTTGTCAACGCAGTATCAAACGTGGCCTGGACCACAGACAAGGTAGAAATCGCTACCACAAATGCCAACGTGACTTTTCAAGTTTCAGTTGTGCAGTTGACCTATATACAGGCAAATGGTGTTCCGGCAAATGCTACCATGACCACAGACGTTGGCAATCTATATGCTAATGCTGTTGTGGTTCCTGGTAATACTGTGCAACAATACTATGTTGGCGCAGGCAACTATTTAAACATTGTGACAGGCACTGGCTTTTCAGCCACAGCACTGGGTGCAGCCTCATCAGCCACAGCAGGTTCCAACGGCATCTAACATGAGAGCCCGAGAATTCTTAACCGAGCAACACGACGGAGAAATCAGTAAGCGGCACCGTTATGCCACAGTAGGTCTAAACACGTTTGGCGACGCTGAGCGTATGGATGGCGGCTATACTGCATACAGAGTTATGATGGCCACTGCCATGGCCGACGGCACCAACAAACCCATTGACATTGACGCCAAGAGTTGGCACGGCAAAAGAAAAACAGCACACCCTTACACTCAAGCGGAACAGAACATGTTGAAGCAGGCCTTTAAGGCAGTAGGAGCAAACTGGCAAGATCTAAACCACGGTGACTTACACAGCGATGAACCGCCAGGTGGCAACACCAAAAGTCCCATAGAAGGATTCAAAGGATATCCCAGATGAGAGCCCGAGAGTTTATCACCGAAGAAAAAACTTTGCCACCAGAGCAGGCAGATCCCATGAATCATGTGTTTGTATTGCCCGGTGTGCAATCTAGTGATCCTTATCAAATATATCGACTGGGTGTGGCCATGGCCCGAGCCCGTAGTGATGCTGGCACACAAGATCCCATACCCTACATGCCTGCTTGGAGTGCCAAGGCCGTATTTGGTGAAGAAGCAGTGATTGCCGGATTCAATGCTTCAGTAGAACCAATTATTGATCAAGCACTAAAAATGGCAGGACTATCGGGTGGCAAAATACAAGTCAGCACACCAAATAGCCTTGAGCCTGCTTCTGTAGATACACAAAGTCCTGTTCAGGGATTCCGAGGCTATCCACGTTAACATAAATATTAGCCTATTTAAAGGTTCCTTTATGAACAAAATTCTCGCCTTGTTGATTTTGGCTGTGAGTCTTTCGGCTCAAGCCTGGGACCAACGAGCACCTAACCCTGTACAAGCATGTCAAGTGCATTCACCTTATGGATTTGCCATAGTCAAGCGTCCTGTACAGGCCATATGCCGTGAAGCATATCTTGTGGCATATGACGCACCTGTAAAGATTCCTGCTTATGTGGCATATACACTACTACCACAAAACGCACTAGGATGCTTTCCGCGCACTAATGCATTTGTAGCAGACCAAAGCCTAGGTGGCACAGGTGCCAGACCAGATGACTATGCAGGCACAGGCTACGACAAAGGACATGCCGCTCCTGATGGTGACTTGTCATGGTCAGCACAAGTAGAATATGAATCATTCTTAATGACCAACATGTATCCACAACACGGATCACTTAACCGTGGCATTTGGAAACTGTTAGAAACAGCAGTACGTGGATGGACTGTACAACTAAATCAACCTTTTACAATTTATGTAGGTGCATTGTATGGGGCAGGTGACGAGTCGATCGGCAACGGCGTTGTTGTGCCACATGGCTACTACAAGATTGTGATCAATAACGCAACCAAGCAGGCAGCAGGTTGGGTATTCCCACATACCAAGCCTTATGTTAATCTGGGCAACGACTTGACTATGTTCCGCCGGCCTATTGCAGAAATAGAAAAAGTAGCCAGTGTGGACTATAAGTTTCCTGCAGGTGTTACGGAAGTGCAACCAGGCAAAGAATGGCCAGTTGACTTTGGAGCATTGACTCAAGCCAAGAGAAACAAGTGTGGTCGTAATGCAGAATAACCCATATCCTGTATACCCTGAGGACGACGGCTACGATAGATATCGTAACCCCTACAGTCCAGTGTGATTTTGCTTTTGGGTCGGTGATTTAGCATAACTAATAGACCATGACATCTTATTACGTTTATGCCTATCTTCGCGAAAAAGATCTAACCCCATATTATATTGGCAAAGGTAAAGGCCAGCGTGCCTGGACAAAAAGCATCGGTGAAGTCGGAAAGCCAACTGATTCAAAAAGAATTATTATAGTAGAAAATAATTTAACAGAAATTGGTGCATTTGCTTTAGAACGTAGATATATTCGTTGGTACGGTCGTATAGATTTAGGAACAGGAATTTTACGAAACAAAACTGATGGCGGTGATGGAGCCACTAATCAGATTCCCTGGAACAAAGGCAAACAAGGACCTTCCGCGACATTATCAACAAGATTAAAAATGTCAAAGACTCGCAAAGGTGTAACAAAAACATCAGCAACTAGAGAAAAAATGTCTATTGCACAAAAAGGTCTTGCTAAGTCTGAAGAGCATAAATTAAAACTTAAACAAGCCACATTAGCAGTACCAAAAATTAAATGTGAATGCTGTCATAATTTTATTAATCCAGGCAATTATAAAAGATGGCATGGAGATAAGTGCAAGCAAAAAGAGTTAAGTTATGACTAAATCGTTAGAAGGTGTATTAGTTAAAGCGCCTCACAAACGACAAATGTTCTCTGACGAGCAACTTGATGAATTTTTAAAATGCGCTGATCCAATCACTGGCCCAGGGTATTTTATTGATAATTTCTTTTATATCCAGCATCCTACACAAGGTAAAATGCTTTACCACCCTTTTGAGTATCAAAAGCGGCTCATTGATACCTATCATAACAACCGCTATAGTATTTCAATGATGCCAAGGCAATCAGGTAAATCAACAAGTGCCGCTGGTTATATTTTATGGTTTGCACAATTCATTCCAGATTCTACAATTCTTATTGCGGCACACAAGTACACAGGTGCCCAGGAGATCATGCAACGTATTCGCTTTGCTTATGAATTGTGTCCAGATCATATCCGAGCAGGTGCCACCTCCTACAACAAAGGCTCCATAGACTTTGAAAACGGATCAAGAATAGTATCAGCCACAACAACTGAAACAACTGGTCGTGGTATGAGTATAACACTCTTATATGCTGACGAGTTTGCGTTTGTGCGACCCACTATTGCCACAGAGTTTTGGACCTCCATATCACCTACCTTGGCCACAGGTGGTAAGGCCATTATCACAAGTACTCCCAACTCAGACGAAGATCAGTTTGCCTTGATCTGGAAAGGTGCCAACAAATGTATAGACGAGTTTGGCAACCCAACTGAACTGGGCATGAATGGATTCCGCGCATTTAGAAGTTACTGGCAAGAGCACCCGGATCGTGATGAAGCCTGGGGCGAAAACATGCGGGCCCAACTGGGCGATGATCGTTTTCGCAGAGAGATAAATTGCGAATTTCTGATTGCAGATGAAACACTCATTGCCCCGGCCAAGTTATTGGATCTAGAAAGTCGCGATCCTTGGCATCGAACAGGACATGTGCGTTGGTACGAGGCTATAAAACCAGACAGCATCTACGTAGTGGCCTTGGATCCCAGTTTGGGCACTGGTGGCGACCCTGCGGCCATACAAATCTTTGAAGCCAACACCACACGCCAAGTGGGTGAGTGGACACACAATCGCACACCCATTCCAGAACAGATACGTATCCTAGCAGACATTTGCAAGTACATCAACGAAACTGTGAAAAATGACAAGAACATCTACTACAGCATTGAAAACAACACCATTGGCGAAGCAGGCTTGATCTCTATTGCAGAATTTGGCGAAGAAAACATACAGGGTTACTTTTTATCAGACCCGCACATGAGTAACAGTAACAGACGTATGCGTAAGGGCTTTAATACCACACACAAAAGCAAACTCAGTGCCTGTGCCAAAGTTAAAAATCTAATAGAAACCAACAGAATGACTGTGTCGAGTTCAGCCTTGATAAGTGAACTCAAAACCTTTGTGGCTTCGGGGCTGAGTTTTGCCGCAAAAATTGGCGAAACAGATGACCTTGTGATGAGCATGTTGTTGGCCGTGCGTATGATGCAGGTTTTGCAGAGTTTTTACACAGAACTAGACAGCCAAATGAAGGATCACTCAGACAATGTGATCGAACCCTTCCCGTTTATATCAACTATGTATTGATAAATATAACACTATGGCAGCAAACACACCCGGACAACAACTAAACGATTTATTGGTCACTAGAAATTTTGACCCTGAAGCACTGGATGCACGAACTGGCCGACCACCCTTGAACGACCAAGGTGCTCCAGATCCAGAAGCGGCTGACATGTTTACATTTGACTGGGTAGCCGACTCCGGCAAAAACTACGGCACAGTGGTGTGCTTGCTGGGTGCTGACAACAACTTTGAAGTTTACTTTGGCGACAATCTGGGCCGTGGCATGGAGTTTGACGACAAGGCCGACTGGTACCAATTCCTGGACCAGTTGCGTAACCTTGCCAAGCGCAATCTCTTGCGTTATGACCTGCAGAACTTGCGTAGATTAAAATACACCATGGCCGGAATGGCTGCCATCAAAGAAGGCCTGTTTGAAGGCTACTATGGCAACAAAAAAATAAGTTATGCTGGAGAGCCCACCCAGGCCCGACTCATGATCAAACACAATCGCACCCTGGGCGAGAACGATGCACGTTTCCGCTATGTGGAAAGTTTGTTTATTGAAACAGTGGCAGGCGAAGTGTTTAAAATGCCATTCCGTAAACTGGCCGGTGGTCGTGCCATGTTGGAACATGTGCGCCACGGTGGCACCCCTTATGATGCACGTGGACAACACATTGTGGAAATGGTTGAGCAGATCAATGTACTCAGTCAGTTCCGCAGAGCACATCAAGGACGAGTGTTTGAAGGTGCTGCCGGTGAACTGGTGGCAGAAACAACTGAATATCTCAATCGCCTGCGTCACAATTTAAAAGCCGTCAGTCACGATCGCGGTTACACACAATACTTTGAATCCTGGAGCCCGGCTACAGTGTCAGAATCGGATCTCATAGTGGAAGATTTGCGAAGTCTGTTTGTGGAAACACGTATTGATCCACGCATAGAGCAGGCATTGCCCATGTTGGCAAAGATACAAAAGGAAGCACAAGCCATGAAAGAAGCAGAAATATTTGAATCCTGGGCCAATCGTATCGTAGAAGGTACTTGGGCCTTGCCAGAAACTCCTGAGCAACAAGATGAACTCAAGATGTTGATGAGTCAACCCTTGCCAGTGGGCGCCGATGGCATGAATGCTACAGAACAACTGTATGGTTTGATTGGTGATGACGAGTTGTTTGACATCATTGGCAACATCGCTGAAGAAAATCCCGATGCCAACTGCTGGGAAGATCCACGTGTGCAGGACCGACTGGAAGAACTGGGCGTGTACATGGTCACACCAGCAGAACCAGCGACCGCCACTGCCACACCTCCTGTGGCTGAAGGCAGACCAGAAGACTTGCCGGGTATTGATTACCCACGTCCAGGAGAAGGACCACGTCGACCACCTGCTAGTAATGAACACAATCCCTATCCGTTTAGTCCAGAAGAGGACGATGACTACTTCCGTGAAATCTTCCGCAAGAAGCGTGAAGCCACCAAACAGCAAGGTATGGCAGAAGGTCGTCTAACAAACTTTGATAACTTGTCTGACGCCGAACTAATTCGTCTTGCTCATCGCGGTTATATTAATGGCAATTTAGAATATAATCATGATGGTCACCTAGTCAATAGAGATGAAATAATTCGTTTGTTAAAAGCCACAGATGACGCCGGAGAAGAAAGTTATGATGATTTCATGGAACAAGGCATGGCAGAAGGCGACAACCTGGCCACATTTGAAGAGGCCCAGTGCAACCAAACCCGGGAAGGCGAATACTGCCCAGAACACGGCCTGGCCGAGTGCGGCAACTACGGCATGTACGAATCAGAATTGGCAAGAATAAAATCATTGGCTTTGCTGAAATAATATAAATAAACATATGAAAGAAGTGTGTGTAGCGGCACACACTTCCGTAAGCAACAAGTTAGGCAAAATTCCTTACCGTACTGGTAGGAAACACAGACAAGGCTGTGTATAATAACCTTGTAGGCAACACATTTAAGTAAATCTTAAATTTTTAAATCATATTACATCTTTAGAAAGGCAACATAATATGGCATCACTTAGCGAAATTAGAGCACGTTTACAAGCGGCAGAAAACAAACAAGGCGGAGGAAACTCATTTGGTGGAGACAACTCCATTTATCCTCACTGGAATCTTGAAGAAGGACAATCTTGTACTTTGAGATTTTTGCCAGACGCAAACACAAAAAACACTTTCTTTTGGCAAGAAAGAGCAATGATTCGATTGCCGTTCAATGGTATCAAAGGAGAGATGGAATCCAAACAAGTAATGGTCCAGGTGCCATGTATGGAGATGTATGGAGATGCCTGCCCAATCTTGGCAGAAGTACGCACCTGGTTCAAGGACAAATCACTTGAGGACATGGGTCGTAAGTATTGGAAGAAACGCAGTTACATTTTCCAAGGCTTTGTGCGTGAAAACCCACTGGGTGACGACAAGACTCCAGAGAATCCCATACGCAGATTCATCATTGGTCCACAAATCTTCACAACTATTAAAGGAGCCTTGATGGATCCTGAACTGGAAGAATTGCCAACAGACTATGTACGTGGTCTGGACTTCCGCATCTCAAAAGGTGCCAAGGGCGGTTTTGCTGACTACAATGGATCAAAGCGGGCACGTAAAGAGTCAGCCCTGACCGAGGCAGAACAAGCCGCAGTTGATGCACATGGCCTGTTTGACTTGAGCACATTCTTGCCCAAGAAGCCCACAGACGTTGAGTTGAAAGTTATCAAAGAAATGTTTGAAGCATCAGTTGATGGTCAGCCCTACGACACCGAACGTTGGGGTCAATACTTCCGCCCTGCTGGTGTACAAGCACCTGCTGGTGGGTCTGCTCCTGCAGTCACAGTAGACGGTCACGGTGATGTTCACGAAGCGGCGGCAAAACCAGCACTCAAAGTAGTAACACCTGCACCCGCAAGTGACTTTGACGAGGATGACACACCTGTGGCAACTGCTCCTGTAGCAAAACCTGCTGGTGGTGGGCAAAAGGCCGAAGACATTTTGGCCATGATCCGCGCACGTCAACAGAAATAATGCGAACTGCTCTGGATACAGAGTTGTTTCCAGATCTATGTGAAGTGGTAGCAATGCCACTTCACAACCAGTGGGTTTATCTAATTCAGAAAAACGGAAACAGCAGTTTGAGACTTCAGCAAGCAAGAGATAATCTTGCTGTGTTTACCAATGACGAGATCTCTGTGCTTGACTATGTGGATGTCTACATACGCAACCCCCGAGCCAGATATGTCAGTGGAGTTAACACATACCTGCAACATCTTCAACGCGACTACCCTGAGTTAGATTCTTTCACTGCCTTTTGGTTTGCCAAGCGATACAAATTTTTAAACACACACTACTTGCCGCAGTTGCACTGGTTGGCAAATCTTGCCCGTTACCTACGTAGTGATGCAAAAATACGCATTAGAGATTTCAAAGATTTTAGAAAAATCACAGACTTTCAAGATCGTGCTGAAATAGTTCCTCCCTCAAAAGACTTTGTTGAAATGTTGTTGAACGACAACAACATTGAACTATGGTTGTACCTAGACCAAATACTGCTGGATCTAGCAGGACAAGAGTTTACTTGGACAGAGTTGTTGGATCATTATCAACACAATCATAAAAATATTATAGACCATGTATTGCCCAAGACTTGATCACTTTGTACGATTCAATCCCAATGGCACACTCAGCCGATGTGGTCACATGGTCAATGCTCCTGAGTTTGATACTCTAGAACAAATGGATTCTAGTGAGTGGTTAAGTAATATCAAAAGCAATCCTGATACATGGTCCAAGGAATGTGTGCGATGCCAACAAACAGAACAAATCAACAACACTAGCATAAGACTCAACGCTATCAAATTTGATAAAACACAAACACGCCCGGACTATCTAACTGTGGGCGGTGTACTAGATAATATTTGTAATAGTGCCTGTCAATCTTGCAACCAAAATCTAAGCACCAAGATAGGTAGTTTGGTATCCACGGACTATCCTATGATAGACAATTCAACAGCATTTTGGCAACTGCCACTGGACCGTGTGGTGCATTTAGATATCAATGGTGGTGAACCCAGTGCCAGCAAAAACTATCGTAACATACTTAAAAATATTCCTCCATCAGTGACCAGTGTTAGGATCAATACCAACTGCTCCATGATTATCTCTGAAATACAGCAACTGGTCGAGCGTGGTGTACATGTCACAGTCACAGTGAGTCTGGATGGTATTGGGCGTGTGCATGATTATGTGCGTTGGCCCATCAAGTGGGAAAACTTTGAACGAAATCTTGATATATACAGAAACATGGGACTACAAGAATTAAATACCTGGACCACAGTTAGTGCATTAAACATTGGCGACCTAAAGAATATTTTAGCATATACAAAACAGCAAGGGATCAATCACTCTTGGGCATTGTTAGAACAACCAGATGTACTGAATGTCAAGTACAACAATCATTTTACAAGAAATGCTGATATTCCAGATGAACTAAAGTCTATTGTGGCACAAGATCGAGACAACACAGTTGAACTACAACTATGGACATACGCACAAGATCAATTGCGAGGTATCAAACTTTGGGATTACTACAAATGAAATGTTACGTAGAGTTTCCGTGTGCAGACGTTGAAATTATCGCTAAAAAAATCTATAATTTTTTAGAAACTCAAACAGATTTGATAACCAGTTGTGAATCAGGATGGCATTTTATTGATTGCAAGAGTGTTCTTGCACACATACCCGAATTGGCCAATTTCTTTAAGTTACATAAACTATTACCAAGGCATGCGGCCATAACCATAGTGAATGATAACAACAGCCTCCCGCCGCACATGGATGAGCCACCAGTGACGGCAAAGATAAACTTTCCAGTGGTTAACACTCAAGGATGGGCAAATTGTTGGTACGTTGACAACAAGTTAGTGGCAGAGGTTATAGATTTGTTGCAACCTATGATACTGAATTCACAAATTATGCACAGTGTAGAACAGAGATCTCTAGATGCAACTGCACCTAGAATTATTGCAAGTTTTACATTTTATAACGAACCATTACATTTATTAAAATGAAAATAGCAATTACAGGTGGCACCGCAGGAATAGGGCAAGCATTGGGTAATGAATACGAAGCCCATGGCCACGAGGTATTGAGACTGAGTCGACGTACTGGACACAACATACGAGTGATACCAAAAATAGCCAATTTGATAGAGCCCTGTGATATGTTTATAAACAATGCACAAGCAGGGTACGCACAAACTGAACTGTTGTTTGAAATGGCTCAACGTTGGCAAGGCAGTAAAAAACAAATTGTAGTGATCAGTACCATGATGACACAACTCCCGGTGAGTCCGCTGCCTGGACTAGATATGGATGCCTATCGCATACAAAAAGTTTCCCTTGAAGAAGCAGTCAGACAAATAAATTATCGGAGAACGGGAGTAAATATCACTATAGTGCGCCCAGGCAACATCGCCACAAGTGTTGA